GTTTTAGGTATTCAAACAGACGCATCCGTAAAAATACCTGCTACAGATTTTGTTAATACCATAGCATCAGGAACAGGTGCTGTTTCAAGAACTGTTAAGTCGAAGTTAAATGACGTGATCAGCGTTAAAGACTATGGTGCTGTGGGCGACGGTGTGACGGATGATACGGCGGCTATTCAAGCAGGAATAAATTATTGTGCAAATAACAGTCAAAGTTTAAATATTCCAGCGGGTAATTATTTAGTCGATAAATTATCAATACCACATTTAGCTTATTTTGAACTAACAGGTAGCGGCATTGGATCGACAAAGCTTATTAAAAAAACCAGTGATGGAAATAATCTCATTGAAATTAATAAGTCTGGTGCCGGTTATATGGTGCTTGATATTTCTGAAATTTCGCTGGTTGGAATTTCAGGTAATACACCATCGGTTTTATATCTTGAATCAATTGTAAGATCAACCATCAAAAGACTCAATATATCTAATGGCATTATTGGCCTTAGATTAGCGGGTGGAATCAGTAATTTAATTAGCAACTGCATCATCCAAAGTAACCAATATGGGATAGATGTAAAAAGACTATCCATAGCTTATCTGGGTGGATGGCCTAACAATAATACTATCGCCGATAGAACAGTAATTAGTGGAAATACCTTAGCAGGCGTTAATTTTGATGATGGCCGTGTTCTTGTTATTGATGGTTGCGATATTGAAAACAATGGTACTAGCGGAAATTCTGCAACTGGTGGCTTAATATCAGGATCAAATATAGGACAGGAAAACGGCGGCGCGACTGTATCTATTGGAATGGTGGTATCTGGTGGATGCTGGCTGGAAGCTAATGCTGGACAGGCTGCAATTATGGCAGCATCAGGAAAACTCATCGTTGAAAATAATAATTTTGTCGCCAATGCAAACGCCACTAATGATATTTATATCAGCGGTGGAAAGTACATGCTTTTCGAGAACGATCATGACACAGCAAAAGCAGTTGTTATCAATGAGGGCGCTGGTGTTGCCAATGACAATTATATTATTCATTGTGATTTTTCATCGACTAATTGCGACTATACAAAAACACAGAGAATAACGAGCAAAGCATTTATTGGAGATACCTATTTAGGTGACTTTGCCGGTAATGAATCGATACGTGTTGTAAAAATAGCTAATGCTGTTAACCGTTGGAACATATACGGAAACACGACAGCAAACGCGCCAGTAATACAGGCTGAAGGTAGCGATGCTAATATCCATGCTTTAATTTCAGCGAAAGGAACAACTGGACAAGTTCATATTTATACCAATTCAGTGGGTACAAAAGCCTGCACGTTTTCACACACAGCAAGTGCAGTTAATTTTTACAACATAACGGGTGGTGTAACGGGTAATAATCCGGAGATTAGCGCTCAGGGCTCCGATGCTGATGTAAGCGTAAAGCTAACACCAAAGGGAGTTGGAAGTATTTTTTTAAACGGTCCTATCTCTACTTTAAAAACTGTAACGGCCGGCGGAACAACCGGAGCTCAAACTATTAATAAAGCGGCTGGTACGGTTAACTTTGCGGCCGTAGCAACGAGTCTAGTTGTGACAAATTCACTGGTAACAACATCGAGTATCATTATCTGCACCGTTGGAACCAACGACACAACGATGAAATCTGCACTAGCCGTAGCAGCATCAGGTAGTTTTACCATCAACGCTAACGCTGCCGCTACCGCAGAAACACGTGTTAACTTCTTAGTGATTAACTAATATGCTTTATACAGACATAAAAACCACAGCAATAGCCTACTCAGATCGAACCACAGATCCTGAGATAACAGATAATATGGATTTATTTCTAAGGTTAGTGGAAGCGCCAATTAATCGAGTTTTAGCAACTCAAGATATGAGCTTTAAAGCGCAAACTGCTACTATAGCCAATCAAGAGTTTTATTCGCTGCCTGCTGATTTCTTATCAATGCGAGCGGTTAGGCTATGGGACACAGTTAATATAACCACTAGACGGACATTAGAGCTATTATCGCCACAACTAGCCGATACACAAAGCCAATGGCCTGGTGGCGGTTTTTATTACAATGTATCGGGTAATAATATTCAATTGCTGCCCATTCCAACAACGGTACAAGTTTTAGAGATGGAATACTACGCAAGAGTTATCCCATTGGATTCTGTTAATTCATCCAACTGGATTTCAATATTGCATCCAGATGTCTATATTTTCGGCCTATTGGTTGAGATTAACTCATTTGCTAAAGATCCACAGGCCGCAGCACTTTGGGCAGACCGATTTAGAACCGCATTAGCGGAAATTAAAGTACAAGATAAAACATCATTATTTAGCGGTACACCAATGACAACACGGGTAGGTTAACATGGGATTAGAAGCAGGAACAAGCATAGCCGCGTTGAATTCTTCGTGGCCTTTGGGTGCTGATGTTAAATCTCAAGGTGATGACCACATAAGGCTTATTAAAGCGGCGTTAAAGACGACATTCCCCGGTGCGGCAGCAGCAGGTTTTGTAACGCCTATTACAGCAACAGAAGCAGAATTAAACCGAGTATCAGGTGTTACTAGCGCTATTCAGACACAGATTGATACTAAAGCCGCTAAAGGCGCAAACACTGATATAACAAGTTTAGCGCCATCAGGAACTATAACAACGGGTGGCGCTATTACTGCATCATCTGGAGGTATATCGGCAACAACAGGCAATATAACCGCCGTAGCCGGTCAATTAATATCAACTCAGACAGGAAGCGCTACAACGGGCGCAGGTCAGGTATTCCTAAATGGAACTACTAGTAACCGGATTGATTTTAATGCAACAGGAGCTGCTACACCTTCAATCACTACAAGAAGCGTTGGTACTAAAATTGTTCTAAATCCATCGTTAAGCGGCGCAGCTGTTGATTATGCAATAGGCTATGAGTCTGGCTTTCTATGGCAAAGTGTTGCCACTACATCACAAGGTTTTAAATGGTACGCTGGCACAACACTGGTATCATCATTAACCGGATTAGGCGTATTTACAACAACAGGCGGAATTATTTGTGGTGGCTTTATAACATCAAATAACGCGACCTCTGGAATCGGATATGCACCCGGTGCGGGGGGTACTGTTACGCAGGCAACGAGTAAATCAACCACAGTAACATTGAATAAGGTTTGCGGAAATATTACCCTCAATGCGGCAAGCTTAGCCTCTAATACGGCCGTTACTTTTACTTTTAATAACTCAGCTATTGGCCAGCAAGATAACTTAATATTAAATCCAATATCTGGCACAGACGGGGCTTATTTAGTCTCATTAGGATCAATAGCTAGTGGGTCATGTACGATTACAGTCAGAAATCTAACCGCAGGGGCATTAGCTGAGGGCTTTATTATTCGTTTTACAGTAATCAGTGGAGCAACTGTATAAATGAAGCTCGCGCTTAATATAGGAGCATCAAGCTTAAACAGCGATCTTGATCCGGCTGATTTAACGCCGGATATGTTCACTAATGGCGTTAACTTTGTTATCCGTAATAACAAGGTAAAGACATTCAACGGCTATTCATTATTAAGCACTATCCCGACTAATTTCTTTGCCGGTCAATTGTTGTTCATTGGTGGAGCATCAGGCTTGTTTTACCTGGTTTGCGGCAAAACTGCCGTTTATGTATTTGATGGTGGTGCCTGGACTAATATTTCCTCAGCAGCCGGTTATGCGACTCTAAATACTAATGACGAGCTAACCTGGACAGGCTGCAAGCTGGGAAATATTCCTATTATTAACAACCCTCAGCATGTTCCAGAATACTGGAGTCCACAAACCACCGGCCAGATTATGCAGCCTTTAAAGTTTGATCCGGTGAATACCTGGATTGCTAAAGGGTTTCATGCAAAAACTATTCGATCGCATAAGAATTTCTTATTTGCTATAAATTTAACAGAGTCTGGCGTTGATCTTCCCTATAGTTATCGATGGTCGCATCCTGCCGACATTAACGGATTGCCTTTCACATGGGATGAAACTGACTTGTCAGCGGATGCTGGAAAGTCCTCAATAGCTGGATCTGGCGGTGCGCTGATTGATGGCTTGTCGCTTAGGGATTCATTCTGCCTTTATTCAGAATCCGCTATTAATATTCTTGATTACGTGGGTGGTGAATTTATATTCCAGGCAAGATCCTTATCTTCAACTCATGGATTGCTTGCCGTTGGCTGTGTAGTTGAGGCGCTTGGCGTTCACTATTTCATGTCAGCTGGTGACATTATGGCTAATGACGGTAATAGCGTACGATCTATTCTAACGCAAAAAGTCAGAGATAAATTTAATTCACTCATCAGCGCCACAAATGCAAAGTACAGTTTTGCACAATTGAATCAACTAAACAAGGAAATCTGGTTTTTCTTTCCAAGTATTGGCTCATTATTACCTGACAATGTATTAATTTACAATTACGACACAGGCGCCATAGCTTTTAGGTCCGCATCCAATGGTGTGTCAGACGCAACATTTGGACCTTCTTTAACCGCACCTGATACATGGGATTCTGATGCAGCAAGTTGGGATTCTGACTCATCACCTTGGGGTGATACAGCACTATCTACGCTTAATAATACCATTAACAGTGTTAATAATATCAATAGTGCCATATATAACCTTGAAATAAACACAGCAGGTAATGCGCTTAGCACGATTATTGAGCGTAATAATCTATCTATCGGTGGCCTTGATAATATTGTCACTATACAGCGCGTATGGCCTAGAATACGATCAACTGGAACTGTTTATATTGAGATTGGATCACAGAACTTTTTGAATGATGCTGTCAGCTGGAAGCCGGGACAGTTATTTAATGCCAATACACAAAGGAAGATTGATATTCGCTCAACCGGAAAGCTTCACGCTTGGCGTATATCCAGCGTTACTGATACGCCTTTTGATATTGAAGGGTTTGATATTGAATACACAATGAATGGATTAAGGTAATGGAACAACCTCCAGTCGATACGCCTATTGCGTTAAAAGAATATCTTAACCGTATATTACTATCATTAGTTAATAAGGACAGCCAACAATTACAGGTTTTAACGGCATTGCCGACAAAGCCAAGTCAAGCTAAGCTTTATTATTTTGACAATAAAATAGCACCTTACATTACAAAAGTAGGATCATGGGTTTATAAGGTAGTGACAGCGGGTAACTTTGATATAGGAACAAGCTATACTATAGTGACTATCGGAACAACTAATTATACATTAATCGGTGGAGTGAATACGGTGGGGACAACCTTTGTTGCAACCGGAGTCGGGGCAGGAACAGGAACTGCTTACACATGGGGTTTTGTCGGATGAGCGAAAAAAGGGTTTTTGTATTGGCCGCTATACCATCAGTGATGTTAAATGTGGTATGGGATAAAATAGAGCCTATATTACAACGCGTTATAAAAGTTTCAAATAATGAACTAACCGCAGAAGGAATTTACAAACGCGCCTTATCCGGTGAATCTTTAATCGTTGCAGTTTGTTTAGAGACTGAAATTGTAGCCGTTACGGTGTTAAATGTCGTTACTTTTGACACAGGACTAAGGGCCATGTATGTGCCTATCGTTGGCGGTAAGTATATGAATGAATGGGTAGATGAATCAATGTTAGTAGCTAAAGCTATAGCAAAAGACTATAATTGTACAGAATTAAGG